GTCTTAATTGTCTTCCAAAATATGGAACATCTAAAGGTGCAATTGTTGCAGCTGGAATCTGAGCAGCTCTCGCTAAGAAAGGTACTTGGATATCAGCAGCTCCGTTAGCTGGGTTGGTTATATTCACCTGGAATAACGAAGTTCTAGCACCACCTAGTTTTAGAGCACCTGCAAATAAGTTAATGTTGAACGCCATTTAATTTTCTCCTACTAGTATTTATATTATATTAACCAAATTGACCAACTACTTCACTAAATTCTACACCAGTTCTCACTGCAATAAAGTTCAGTTGAATAAAGTTAATAGATCTAGCTGGCTTAATGAAAATGTCACCAATAAATCTATTTGAGTCAATAACTTCTGGAGTATTGTTTGTTTCGTCACAAACTACTCTAAAGTCAAAGATACCTCTTCTACCTTGAACATCTCTCAAGAATGGCTCAACAAGTTGTACAAACTGAGCTCTTGTAAATGCATCATTGAATTCGAACAATGTAAACTTAGCAGCTGTTGCAATTGCTTTTTCAAGAACAATAAACAGTCTTCTAACATTTATTCTGTCAAATGCACTAGGCTTAGCTAACAGAGTTTTATCACCAAATAAAACTGTACCTTCTCCTGGGAATGTTGTAATTGGATTTACACCATTCTTATAAAGTAGATCTCTTTCAGCTTTGTTTGGATTAAATGCTAACTTATTAACATTCTTTAAAATACCTCTGTTAAAACCAGCTGGTGAATACCAAGGGTCTCTGGCTATATCAGATCTTACCATAATACCTGCTGTGTCACCGTTGGCAGGAACATATCTTTGTAAGTCGTTAAACTTATCATATTGATACTTCCATCCACTGTCCATAACAGCATAAGATGTTGAGGTAAGTGTATCTCTGAATGCAACTGTATCAATTGCTTCTTTACCAGAGAAAGAACTATTGTTTACTACATCAGCTCTTTCAGGAGATAATGTAAGTAGACAATCTTTTCTTGTTTCGCATATGTTTCCAATAATATGTTCTATTACTGTTGAGTTTTGAGCACCACCTAATAAGAATGATACATCAATATCTTCAGCACTTTTGAACTTATTGTATGCATTTATATAATCAGAATTACTTGGTGTGATACCATCTCTACCATTTATTAAACTAGATGTAGCAGGTGTTCCATCACCACTATAAGTTGTTCCAGATGCTTTGTTACCTGCATTCACTTTAAAGTCGTGAGCAGCCCACCAAATATATCTAGATTGCTGATTAATTACTTCTTTATAATAATTTACTGATCCATCTTCATTTTTAGCATCAGATGCAACAGAAAGATTTTCAAAAGTTTCTAAAACTGTATTTTTAGTACCTGTCCATTCACCATCTTCATCTGCAACTACTACATGAAGTTCATCACCTGAACCTCCAGCTGTGTTTGCATAATCTGATGTTGTTGGAGCTCTATCTACATTATTGAAATACTCCCATCTTCTTGTTGGAGTAGCTACTGATCCGTTATGACTAGCAGTTCCACTAAATGCAGATACTGTATTACCTAAGTATTTTGATTCTAGTGTTAGTGAACTATTGTTTCCAATAGCTTTAACCTTACCTACAAATTTGTCTGGACCTAATAAAATTAAATCACCTACTGTTAATTCTGAAGAGAATGCAGTAGCTGATGTACCAGCTCCATTAGCTTCTGTAGTTACACCAGTAACTGTTACTGAACCGTCTGTAACTGTAATGTTACCAGTTAATGTTGATTCGAATGCATTTGAACTTGGACATACAGAAACTTTTAAACTATTTCCTAATTCTCCTGGATACTTTGCTACCCAAGCTCCTACATTTGAAATTCCGTTTGAATAATTATCGTCATAGTCGTCATCATTTTTAACGACAGTTGATGCAACTCCTGTGTTTGAAACAGTTGCGTTTAATGCCTTTTCAGTAGCAGTAGAACTATTACTAATAACTCTGACAACAAATAATGCATTACCATAAGCTAAGAAGTTAGATGCTACAAAAAAGTCTGTAGCTGTATTACTTGTTAAAGGCTTTTGGAAATCTGCAACTAAGTCATCTTCATTAGTTACTAGAACTCTTTGTTCAGCAGGTCCCCATCTTAAATGGGCAGCGAATCCTGCTTCTGTGGTTGAGACGGCAGGAACTATGGTAGTTAGATCAATCTCTGATACATTAACACCTGGTGATACTTGAAATCCCATTTTTTACTCTCCTACTTAATACAGTTTGTTATTATGAATTACAATTATTTATAATTTTTTTGTTTTATGAATAATCGTCAGTTTTTTGCATCACCCATCTATCAGTTGGATTGTCGAATATTTGCTTCTCATTGTCTGTTACACCGTCATCTTTAAATCCAACAGGCAACATTTGTTCTTCCATCATCTTTTCTTGTTCTTTATATAGTCTTTCACGAATATCGATATCAGTTATCTCTTTGAAGTAGTCTTGCTTAACTATCCAAGAGAATAATACAGTACACATAGCTAAATCGTCATGCATACCTTCTTCAGCTTCATAACTACTACCTTTTCCAACAAAAGAAGATAATTCAGCTAATAAATCAAAGTCTCTAATCATTAACTTGTCATTTTCAACCAAATCTTTCAGATTACTACAACCTATTCTTTTTACTTGTTTAGTTGTTTTAACTCCTATAGTTCTGGATCCACCTCCAAAACCACTACTTATTTGTTGACCTGCTCTACCTTTATGAACAGTTACCATTAAGTTTTCATATGTTAGATCATTATGTAATATATCTACTACTTGTTGACCTATATCATTAGTTTCAACTAACATATATGCTTCATTATAATGTTGACCTATGTTATGCAACGTGGTAGGATACATCATTGGTGATATATGTTTATCTTTAAATGTACCAACTACCTTATATGGTAGTGTTGTAACATCAAATACAATAAAAGCACTATAATCCAATCCAACACCTCTAGCTGTATCAACAACCATTACATATATGTGATCTTTCTTTGCTTCTTCATAACAAACAAAGTTTCCTAATTTTTTCAATGGATAATCAAATGGTAAAGATCTTAACTTACCAGCATTGATTAACGTATTCATTGATCCTATAAACTCACATTCAAACTCTTGTCTAAATTGTTCTTCACTTGTATTGCTTATAGTTTCTTTCTTCCATTTTTCGTCTCTACCAGGTATTTGATCCCAACTTACTTCTATAGGTTTGTATTGATTCTTTTGATCTACTGCATCTGACCATAACTTATAGAAATGATTCAAACCATTTGGTGTACTTACTATTATAATCTTTGTAGTTTCACCAGAAGATATTGTAGGATAAACAGATGCAAAGAAGTTTTCTGCTATATTATTACTAACGAATGCAAACTCATCTAAGAATATTAAATTGTAGGATCCACCTCTAATCGCACTACTACTAGTTGCACTAGCTATAATTTTGGATCCATTCTCTAATTCTATATTACCTTTATTCCATACAACTATACCTTGTTGTAACCATTTTGGTAAATGTTCATATGCTAATTGTATCTTACCTAATAAATCTCTAGCCAATGAACCTTTGTTAGCTAAGATTGCAATACTTTGTGTATCATGAAATAAGATTAACCATAACATATAAGCAGTTACAGTTGTACTTTTACCTGATTGTCTTGGAAGTTTATTGATTACAAATCTTTCTTTTTGAAATGCAGTAACCATTTCATTTTGAAAGTTATATAGTTTAAATGGTACTAAACCTTTATCTACATTAACAATTTGTATGTATTCTTGTATAAAATGGATTGGATCCTTAGCACATTTAATGTATTCAGCAACTTGTTCTTTAGTATACTCTACATTAACATTAGATCTTTTTAGATTAGGATTTCCAAGATAATTCTCATTCATTATTTCTCTTATTAATCATTTTTTGTAGTTCACTTGTATTACCAACAAATAATGCATTGGTAACATTCTGAGGTTGATCTGGAATATCTTTCTTTATTACTTTTACTTTCTTTTGTAATTCTAGTAAATCTTTATTTGTATCACTTAATGTTTTAACCAGTTGACCTACAACTTCAAATGCTCTAGGATGTTGTGATTGATTAGCAACATCTACTAAAGTATTCAATGCATCAGAACCTCTTTCAATTATATTATAAAGGTTCTCTCTTGCATATTTAAAGTCATTGTCCACCGTTTCATCAGAATTGTCAACAGGTTTTAATTCTTTTGTTTGTTCAATCTTTTCTGGTAGTTCAAATATATCTTCCATATTCTTTTCAAATTTAGTACTCATTATTCTTCTCCACTAAGATTTATTTCATAATCAACAGCAAAACCATAGTTGTCATTAGCACTAATATTATCTACACTAATACTTTGTGCACTGTTTCCTGTAGGTTCACCATTAGCTCTTAATCCTGGAGTTATATTGATTGTTTCTAATTTAACTCCTGTTTTGCTTGCTGTGTTAGCACTATCAATAAAGTCAACAAATGTTCTTTTAATGATACCAGATTTTTTGACTGGACCATAAATGTATCCTTTGACTAAAAAATCTAGATTATAAATTAATGTTCTTCTTGTTTCAAAGTCTCCTTCATATGTATCTTCTGTAGTTACACTTGTTAGTACTGTTGGAATATCATGTGTTATATCCATCTCTGGAATTATCTTTACAGTAGTTGTCCAATCAGGTGTAAAGAATGGTAATATTTGTTCTAATATTTGTATACCATCATCAGCATTTTTTACAAATACACTAAGGTTGAAATTAAAATCATATGGTACTGGAGTGAATACAGTTTTAATATCATTATTAGAATTAGCTGTTCCTTGTACTTGAACTCTTCTTTGTGTACTACTTAATTTTCTTTCTGGCATGTATTGCATACCAACCATCTCAAAACCTATTCTTGGTAAACTTACACTTGACTTTTTTTGTAAGTCTGGATTTTGTTCTACCCTTGCTAAAAACTTTTCTTTAGGACCATAAGCAATAGGAACCTTTATAGCTTGTATTCTAGCTCCAGCAGTGTTAAATCTTTGTACTACAATGTCATTAAACAATGTACCAAACATTACAACATATCTTCTTATAATCTGATTATAATACTGATGACCAAACATTAATACCTATCTACTTCCGAGAATGGATTTCTTTCACTAAAGTCTATAATACTTTCTCCTTCAGATTGGAAGAATGAATTATTAGCACCAGTATCTTGAGTAAACAATTGATACTCTTGAACTAATGAATCACCTTCTTCTTCAAGTAGTTTATTACCATCTTCTAATAACAATTCATACAATAATGTATCTAATGTACCAGCTGTCTCAGTAGAATCAATTTCTGTATTACCTGTTCTAATTTGCTCACTACTGTATTTGAACAATTCACATCTAAGATCATAACTTTGTAATCTTCCAGTTTGATAAAATATATCTTCATGTTCTACATATTTAATTTCAAATATTTTATTTACTAATGGAAAGAATATTAGATCACCTTCTTGTGGTCTATTGGCTGTTATTGAATATGCATTAACTCCAGTTGTACCTGTTTCTAAAACTATACTCTCTGTATGATTATTTCCAGTTAAAAATTGTCTTGATGGAGAATCTGTATTAGCAGATTCTTGTAAGTAATTATATCCTACTTCTGTTGTTAACTTCTCTGTTCTTATTTGATCAAATCTTTTTCTTGCTACTGTTAATGTAAGTTGGTCATTAAGTTGTACACCAAACTTACTCATAAACTCACCTTCACCTTCAAATCCTTCTACATTCTTGATATACATTTCAACATCAGCTGCAGTTTCATATTTAAGAAGTTTATCTTCTCCAAATAAATGATCTATTCCTGATATTGTTTTAGGTAAGTACTTTACATTATGACCATAGATCTTTATTGATTCTATAGTTAAATCTTCTACTAGATCTTGTTCTCTAGCATAGGCAAAGTTATTAAAATATTTATTGGTGGCCATTTTAGCCCTCCATATCCATCACAGGCAAAGAATAACTGTTTAGAACTTCTGCTTCTAAATTTCTTTGTTCCTCTGTGGCTTCCTCCCAAATCTTTTGACCATTGAAAGTAAGACCACCAGGCATTTGCATTCCTTCAAACTTTTTAAGATTCTCTCCCCATTGTTTTTTTATTAAACAAGTAGAGTATCTTCTTAACCACCAGTCACTCCATACATCTGTATAAGTATCTGGATCCACAACAGCATAACCATCTAACATTACAAACTCTCCTACCACTAAGTCTTCACCTTCTATATCTACATTTACTATATTCTTATGTCTATTAAATCTAATAGGTTGACTACCTACAAATATTTCTTCTAAGTTCTCTACGTGTCTCATTGCAGTAACATATGGAAGATATGTTGTTGAAGTAAAGTCAAATAAATCATTTAGATGTATTTGATATCTTATATTAAATAAATTACTACTTTGAATTGCATCACCGATATCAAACAATCTTGTAACACCAATAATCTCTGGTGACTCATTAGATAAATCAATTTGTTTATTATCTTTAATTGTTTGAGTGATTTCTATTTTTTTGATTATTCTTTCAGTACCATCAAAGTGATAATCTCTGTAGTACTGTAAAGCATCATCTATTCTGTCTTCAACTTGTTGATCATCTACATTGATATCAACAACGGGTTTACCCAAAGTTCGTAGGCAATATTCTTTGAAAGTTTCCCTGGATGTTGGTGTAGCCATAGTATCTCCTTGATACTATTTATACTATTATACTAATGGAGTTGGCCACTCGTTGTAAACAGAATTAGCTGAGAACATACCATTTGCATGATAAGTATCTTGTGATCTAGTAATCATTTGAGTCACATTAGCAGTACTATCAACATTAGCTTCATTTACACCAGACGCTGTTCTCACAGCATTCATGTAAGTATTAATGTTTGAAGGAATTGCTGTACCTGCTTGAGCTTTTCTCAAAGTATACCAATCATATGGAGCTAATAAAGAATCTGCACTTGCTTTAATTTTATCTTTCCAAAGCGATTTAAGACCTTTAACTTTAACCGTGCTTGTTGTTGCACCAATTGGAGCATCTCCAGCATCTATCTCTGATTGAGTCCAATTTGTATCATCCATTGCTTTTGGTGTAGATGCATATGTACCTACAACTGTTCCAGCATCATCATCAACAGTGTAAGATATAGCACCCATTGTATAATAGAATGTATCCTTCATTCCTGTTTCTGAATAACTATATAAGCCTTTTGCTTTTAAGTCAGCAGCCGACCAAATTTTAAAAATACTTGCAGGATATTGTGTTCCATCAATAGTCATTGCTTTTGCACCATTGATTATTTCAATTACCTGACTTGCCTTAACTCTTGCCCACATTATTTATTTCTCCTGTTTTTATTTATAAGTTTAAGTCGTTATTATGTTTATTTATCTATAAAGCAGTGGCAAATGCGTTTTCGCCATCACCATTAAATGGATGTTCTGCAAATGCAAAATATATAAAAGGTGCACCACTTTCATTTATAGATATGACCGAAGCATTATGTCTAATTTTGAATCCATTTGATAAAAAATCCATAGCTGTTGTAGTTGAATCTGCATTAGTTTGGTTTGCTCTTAAATTTTTATCTATAGGGTTATGGGTATTTCTTTCTCTATCATGTATAAACCATTGAGCTGATGAATTAACTCTTTTGACCATTACCCATAACGGCTTGAACCCGGTATAAACGAATGGACCATCTGCATTTGCATTTCCAGTGTAGGATCCAAAACGTGAAAATCCCGGAACTTCAGTAAAAAAGAATCCAACTCTTTTTTCAGTATTTTGCATTCCATATGTTCCTATAGTTGCTAATTGTGTTGTAGGTGCTGTATCATTCCACATTGTTGCATCATCACTAAATGTTCCAGAAGATTGTAACTGAAAAGAACCATCTTCTGGAGTAGCATTCATTTTATGATGATAAACTATCCAACCATCACCATCTGCATTTTTT